GCGGCTCCGAGACCGGGTCGGGTTGCACTCCGGAGCGGCCGCCTCTGGGACTCGATGGTTTCGGGACGGGAAGGAAGTTGAGCCCTCTACCGGCCTCGGGGTGCTCCGATTCCTCTCGGATATCTGCGATCAGGTCTACGTTGACGCGCCCTGTATTCACAATGAGCTGGTGAACCGAGCCTCACTCAGCTCTGCGGCGGCCGGTGCTCGGATGCGACTGATCGAGCGGATGCTCGAAAGGGCGTCAGAGCCTATGCTGGGCCTACCAGAGAAGACTGCTCCACCCGAGAAGTCGATGTACTTGTCTGTGCTCCATGAGGGGCGGATACACATGAAGGGGGCGGACGGGTGGTCCGTCCGCGTGCCTGATCCGGCTGATGACTCTAGCCGGGTGCGTCCAGCCCTGCTCGGGATCAGGCGGACTCTTGAGGAGGCGCCGGACGGCAGGGCGCCGGTCGTTCAGATCTACAATGTGCTCCGCCGACCCCCTTACGGGGTCCGAGAGGGCCTGCTCCCATTGCTTCTTGCGATCTTCGTGAGAGCACACGAGGCTGACGTCGCGCTCTATGAGCGTGGCACGTTTGTGCGGCACCTCGGTGGGTCCGAGTTCCTCAGAGTAATCAAGGCGCCCGAGATCTTCGATGTGCAGTTCTACCCGATCGCGGGTGTTCGAACCGAACTATTCGAGCGTCTGCTTGAGATCCTCGGCCGCGACGGGCCAGTGAACAGGTCGGCCCGGCTGCTGGACGTTGTGACGCAGCTTGCCACGTTTGCCGCTGACCTGCCGGACTACACGATTGAGACGCGCGCTCTATCTGCTAGGGCGCGCGCGGTTCGTGATGCGCTCCTGGAAAGCCGCGAGCCGGCCACCCTCCTGTTCCGTTCACTCCCTGAGGCCTGTGGGATCGAGCCATTCCCGAAGGATGGCCCTATCGACGAATCGTGCGTGCGCTCGTTCGTGTCGACGCTCAGGTCGGGCCTGGAGGAACTCAGGGCTGCATACCCGGAGCTTGTGGGTCGCCTCCGTTCCGAGGTGATTTCATCGTTCGGCTATCCACTTGGGCAAAGTGATGTCAGACGGGTGCTAGGCGAGCGAGCCATGGGCGTTCTGCAGAGCGTGCTGGAACCTCAGCTGCGCGCCTTTTGCACGCGGTTGGCGGATGATGGGCTAAGCGAGGATGAGTGGCTCGAGGCGATTGCGAGCGCTGTGCGAGAGCGCCCGCCCACGCGGTGGCGGGACGAGGACGAGGCGCGTTACAGGGAGGAGATTCACATCCTGTCGAACCGTTTTCGGCACGTGGAGAGTCTCGCGTTCGGCCCTGGTGGGGCGGTGCTTGGACGAGGAAGGGCCGTTCGCGTGTCGATAACGCGCCCGGACGGCACTGAGGTGCAAGAGGTGGTCCACACGGATCAGGCGGCGGAGGAGCACATTGCCAAGCTTGAGACGAAAATCGGGGCTATCTTGGCCAAGGCCCCACGCAGCGTGGGCCTGGCCGCCGCATCGAGGGCGGTCCTCAAGAGAATCCTGGCAGACAGCGGTCCCGAAGCCTGAGTCCGGGCGGCCGGCCCCACGCCCGCCGCTCGCTGCCCTTTCCTGGGGAGATCGATGCCGTTCCGAATCACCGCACGAACGATTCTGCAGCTGTGCGAAGAGCTGGTCACTTTGGACTCCATGGCAGTCCACGAGCTAGTATAGAACGCCTTCGAAGCGGGCTCACAGCGAGTCGAAATCGATGACCCTGGTTCTTCAAGAGGAGAGGACGCCGGGAGTGCTAGTTTGACTTCACCGACGGGATAGCCCGCACAGACCTGATGAATCCAACCAGTGAGACAAATGTGCGCCACATCCTGAGCCTGTCCGGGGGCAAGGACAGCGCCGCGCTCGCGATCTACATGCGCGACCGCGGGCTCCATGACGCGCAAGGACTACCGCGCCTATGACGAGATCGTGGTTGGCGACATCGTGGACCTTGGCGGGAAGCCCCGTCGCGTGGAGTCTGTGACTCGCGATGACATGGACCGGGTGCGCTGGATTCGCGTGAACCGGCTGGCGTGTGGGTACGATAGCTATCACCGCCGCGACGATGGAAGCGTGCGGTCTTATTGCACCGGACCCGTCCACCTGTATCACTGCGACCTGCACAGTAGCCCGCAGTATCGCTTTCGTGGATGGTTCAAGCGCGCCAGGGCACCCGAGACAGAGGTCTTCTGGCGTACCACCGAGGACGCGGCCCACGGGCCGGAGGAGGAGGGCAAGCCATGAGGGATACGTACTACATCGTGCGGCTTGTGATGCGCGAGGGCACCCGTACATGGGTTGAGGAGCACATCGTGTACGCCGTCACCGGCGATGACGCTATCGCACTCGCCGCCGCGTCCGCGCATCCGACGTATGCCGTGAGGGGTGCCACCGTGGAGAGCAAGCCATGACCACCGAGCGCCCGACGGCGGCGGAGACAGCCGAAGCTATCGCTGAATTGGCTAACGAAGTGGAACTCACCCGTGGACTAAACGTCTATGTCGAGTTGACGGGAGAGGTTGCGGGAGTATTGCTTGCAGCCCTGCGCTGCGCCGCCGAGGACGCGGAGAAGATGCGGGAGATTGATACGTTAGACGCCGCAGTCGGGCTCCACGAAGGCGTGGAGTTGATCTACGTCGTTGATGGCTATGAGGCGTCGCTGACGACGCACGACGGAGCTACCGTAAAAGCGAGCGCATGGGGCGAGACGATCATGGACGCACTGGTAGCCCTTGGCCGCACCCTCCTGGGAGGAACCTGATGCACGAGATACCTACACGCGAGGAACAGATTGCTGGCCGATGCAAGCACTTCACCGGAACCCAAACTAAGAAGTGCGCGGTTGGTGTCTGTTACGATGACGTGACGGGCAAGGATGCGAATCGCGGGCTTCCGTGCCTGCGGCATCATGGCGGTGACGTGCTTCCCTGTGACAAACGCGAGTTGCCCACCCCGGACGAGGTGGCGGCAAAGATTCGGCGCCAAGACCAGGGTTTTCTAGACACGCAGAAAGCCAGGGGCGCGATCACGGACAAGATCGGTTCATACAAGAGGGGCCACTCGCTAGACATCCGGGGCTCTATCCCGTGCCCGGTATGCCAGACGGGCGTGCTCCACTACAGCCGTGCCGCTTTCAATGGGCACATCCACGCGCAGTGTTCTACGGAAGGGTGCGTAGCATGGATGGAATGAGCGAGAGAGAGCGGATCGCGGAGGCGCTGCGGGTTCTGGAGCAGTCCTTGGAATTCAATAAGAAATACAACACTTACGAGCGCGTCCGCCGAGAGCTGAATAACGCCTCCTATGCAGCGTTCGGTGAGGCCATACGGGGTGCGCTTGCCGCCCTTCTCGCCGCGCAGCCCGAGGACGTGGGGGAGGAGGTACCGACCCTGCGCGACCGCATCCTATGGCAGAACGGGTCAGTGCCGGGCAAAGATGACGACGCGGAGTATGAGCGCGTGACCGCTGCGGCAGACAGGAAGATTCGGTGGGCTCACGCGGCTGACTTCGGTGCGCCCGTGCGCGTGGTTTGGGTGGGCGGGGCCGAAGACTACGGCGTCCTGACGACCCTTCCTGGGTTCTCAGAGCCAGACATGGATGGCGTGATCCACATACCCCACCCGTGGGCAGAGAAGGGCGAAGACGACGCCATTTGGATCACACTCAACGACTGCGCCGCGCTGGATGACGTGCAAGAGATCCACGTAGGCGCCCGCCACCCCACGAAGGAGGCCGAAGATGAGTGAGCTGAAGCCGTGCCCGTTCTGCGGGTCGCGGGCCGTTGTGGTGGACTGTGGCGCGGAAGACGGCGACCCAAACGCTGGCGGAATCACTGTAGAATGCGTGGCGTGTCGGGCCTCTGTGGCAGTTGCGTTTGGAGAAAATGCCCATAACGCTGTGTGCGCCGCCTGGAACCGTCGCGCCGAGCCCCCGAGGGGGGAGGCGCTACAGTGGTATGCCGACCTGGCCACGCTTCGCGGATACGAAAGCCTCTTGGCCGCTGTAGTTGGTGGGGCGCCGCTCCCGAAGGCAGCCGCAACAGACTTGCTGGAAACCATCCGCAGGGTACGTCTCGCCGCCCTCACCCGTGAGCCCACCCCCGAGAGCCAGGGCGGTTGGCCGGAGAAGATGACGGAACGTGCGTTTGTGGACGAGATCATCAGAAGGTGCAACGACAACAACGAGGAGGACGACAATGCAGACCCCAAGCGGCAGCATGGTACCCGGGATGATGGAGGAATTGCTCGCCCAGCAGGAGAAGGCAGAGAGGGAGACGGGCAAGCCGCACCCGATTTTCAGCGAGGGCGAGGTACTAACGATCCGGGGCGGCAAGTGGAAGGTGGCGAAGCTGATGAAGGGCGGGCGGATGATGCTCAAGGCCGTGCCGTACTGAGCCCCGAACCATCCCCCGAGCCGACACGGGAGCCGGTGGCGTGGCGTGGGTACTACATGGACCACCACGGCAACGAGGTGTGGTCCGGAAATGCGCTCGTTTCAAGGGCTGATGCTGATGAGTGGGCCTACCGGTTCCGCGATCTTGGCCCCGTGATGGTGCCCCTCTACGCCTCACCCCCCGTGGCCCAGGAGGGGGACGCCGACCTCGCCTCACGCCTCGAAGACATCGCGGACACCATCGTCAATGATGTCGAGATGGACGCTCAGGGCCGCCTCTATGCCTGCCACGACCTACGGATGGCGAGCAAGCGGCTGAACCCCAGCGCGTACCCGGCCGACGATCAACCCCACGGCGGCCACCACCGACCACAGGAGGAGTGAGATGAGCCTAGACCACAAGCGCGCATCCGATATTCAGGCGACGGTCGTTCTGATCGGTTTCGTATTGGTGTGCGCTGGCGCGCTGGTAGGGCTTGCCGTCGGAGAGCCCATCGCAACGGTGATCGCTGGCGGAATCCTGATCCACGGAACATGGAAGTGACCAATGACCGAGCGTAAGCCGATGCAGCCGGTAGGGTATGCCGACGTGGACGGAACCTTCCCAATCTTCGGCTCCAAGCGATACAACGAAGCCGATGTACCAGTGTTCACCGCCGACCAGATCCTCGAGGCCGTGGAGCGGGTGCGTCGTGCATTCGACGACGCGGCCCCACCTACCGCCGCCGCGGAGGAATGGTGTCACGGCTGGCGGTGCGGACTAACCGCCCTGCTGGCCGAGCTAGGGCTACAGGACCGTTGACCCGCGACCCTTCACGCTTGTACGTTTCAAGCGGGCCAATATCCGCCGCCAGTGGAGGTTTAGGGTTGCCTAAAAAGCCAGAGCTAAAGCCTGTCGGCAAAAATGGCGGGATGTTGTGGGCTGGCCCCGCTGGGAAGGTGGTGCCAGGCCCCGGACGGCCCAGGTCGGAGATAAGGGCGAGACTACGCGGATCTCTGGCCGAACGTATTGCGATCCTGGAGGANATNGCTGACGCNGGCGAAAAGGACTCGGATCGCGTCAAGGCCATCGGCATGATGGCAAAATACGGGATTGGCGAGGCGAACGGCCACGACGATGAGTTGGTATCAGCGCTCGCACAGGCCGTCGCAGAGCATTTTGAGGGCGACGAACGGTTGTCCGGCCTCTACANAGCGTGGACTAAGATCATCGGAGGCCACATCAGAGGCGGAGTATGAGGTGTCCATACGGTGAGCCGATGGCATTTTTCCGTTGTCGCACAACGGTTCACCGAAAAGCCTCATGTAACACTTTAGGTCCAAGATGATCGGGCCAGAACTGTTCGGGGACACCGAGGCGCTGCTGAGAGAGTACGACGCACAACGTCTCATCCAGGCGGTCGAGATCGGCCTACTCGGACAACGCGAAGGCCAGGTAGACCCGCTCAAGCACCTACTCGACCCGGCGTTTACGGAGACGATGTGGCTCTACGAAGCGAGCCAGACGGAGCCGTACGTACCGGGTTCCCTCCATCCGAAGCAGCTCGAGGCCCTAGACGCTGAGGCTAGGCACCGTCTGCTGCTATGGGGCAACCAGTGCCTGGCTGGCGAACAGGAGGTTTTCGACCCCGTAGAGGGCCGAATGCGCCGGGTAGACGACGTTGGGGGACCGTGGCACGTCTTGGCGTGGAGCGGCGAGCGACTTGTAGTCGCGGAAGCCCATACGCCTTACGTGAAGGCCCTAGATGAGCTGTGGCGCGTCAGTCTGTCGACGGGAGAGGTTCTGCTGGCCGCTCCGGCGCATCGGGTTCTTTGTGTCGACGGCGTTTGGCGAGAGCTGCGCGACGCAATTTCTGCTTCCCTGATTCCGTCCAATTCGGAATACGCCCCGCAAGTTCATGGCGTAGGTGGTCCGCGTTGGATGCGAACAGCTCAAGGTTTTCGATCCGGTTGTCCTGCTTATCTCGGTTCTTATGGTGAACTACTTCCGTGGGCAGGAGGGGACGACCTAGGTGTTGCTCCATCACAAGCCGGTGCTCAAATAGGTATCGCGAGTGCCTCCGTGCGTTCTCGTGCTCTTCGGTCCAGACAAGCACATATCCATCGTTGTCTATCGCCTTCCCACCCCTCCAACGCGGATGGCCTGGCCCAGACCTCGGGCCGGTTCGCTGAGTCCGCATGGCGTGCTTCTTCACGAGGTATTGGACCTGACGTAGACCCCACCCAAGTATTTGAGCGGCCTTCCCTTGTTGGAGTTTGTCGTCCTCGATCAACTTCCGAAGCCGTTCCACTTCTTCATTTGTCGGGTGTAGGCGCATCTGGCGCATCGTCCGCTCCTTGTGTTGTAACTAAAGTTGACGTGCTGCGTCCGCTTGGGCAAGTGTGGGATTTCACGGTGCCGGACTACGCGAACTATTGGGCTGGCGGGCTCGTGAACCACAACACCGGGAAAACCACCCTCGGGGCGATTGACGTGGCGCTCCTGGCTCTCGGGAGGCACCCTCACCAGACGTGGGAGCCGCCGGTCACACAATGGGCTAGCGCCCTGACTTGGGATCTCTGGGAGCAGATTCTATTGCCTGAGCTTCTGACGTGGCTACCGCCCGACCGAGTAATCGACGCACCGGAGCCCCGCGCCAAGTCGATGAAGCGGACGATCTTGGTCCGGGCTGATAACGGGTCCATCTCGCGAATCACGGGCAAGTCTGCTGAGCAGGGATCGGCCAAGTACCAGTCAGCGCGCGTGCATCAAGTCTGGCTGGACGAAGAGCATCCTGAAGCGGTCTGGAACGAGATGTTGCCGCGTCTGCTGCGGTTCGGGGGCCGGACACTGACGACTGCCACGCCGTTGCTAGGCTTGACGTGGATCTATTTCCGGCTGTACGAGGGATGGAAGAACGGCACAGAGCCAGGGGTCTGGGTCAGTCACGCGGGGTTGGCCGACAACCCGAGCATTACGCAGGACGCAATCGACACGCTGACCCGCGAATTGGCGTCCGATCCCGCCCAACTGCAGGCCCGTCTGTACGGCAAGTTCGCACAGCCGTCCGGTATCGCGATCAAGTTCGACCCGAACGCCAACCATTTTGACATGGACCTAGCGTTTATCGAGAAGGTAAAAGCCCAGAAATGGCCGCACGTCTGCGGGATCGACTTCGGCTATTGGCGCTTTGGCTTCACGCACCTAGTAGCCGACACGGAAGGACGGGGCTATGTGGTCCGTGAGATGTTCTCCCAGAAGGAAAGCCTAGAGGACCGGGCGAAACGAATTCACGCGCACCTGAGCGATTGGGAAGCGCCACCGTCTACGCGGATCTGGGGTGACGCGGCCAACCCTACGGACATCCTGGAGATCAACAAGGAGTTTCTGCGGCTGGGCTCACCCTACCGTGTCCTGCCCGTCACGGCAGAGAACAAGGCCCGGGCCGCGTCGGTCACGCTGGTTAACAACCTGTTCCATCGGCGGGCGTTGTTCGTCCGGCGCGGGCTCGATGAAGGTTCTGTCTGGCGGCTAGGCCAGAACGCCGCATCGGACGGCAATCCTCGGGCGGGCTCCCGGCTCATGTTCGAGATAGGCCAGTGGCGGTACCCTGAACCGAAAGACGGCCAAGCCCAGAAACAGGACCCGAGCGACGATACGGCGGACGGTGCCGACCTGATTGCAGCGTTGCGATACATGGTCATGAGCCATTTTAGGGCCGCTAAGTGGACCGAACCACCGGCCCCGAAAGACCCGAACATTGATATCGGCTTGGAAAAGGTGCTGTCCCGCATGAAGAAGGCGACCAAACGGAGGGCGTTCGGATGAATCGTAGAGGCGAGGACCGCAGACAGATGCGGATGGACGTGGTACGCGACCGTAGGCGCCAGGAACGGCGTCAATGCGACCGTCGGGTTGAGTACGTGGCATGGAAGCGCCCGAGATCCGAAGACCTACGCGACGGCGAGCGGACCTACATGGAGCGACGACATGGGTAGACGGCGAGCGACCCGCAGGACGCCGATGCAGAAGCTCCAGCGGATCACGAAAGACGTGGAGGCGGACAGGCAGGACGCCCGCGATACGCTGATCTCCAGGGGCGACGTGCTGGACCTGATCGACAGGGCGTTTGCCGAGTACGACCGGGTCATGGTCGAAGACTGGCGGAACGTGACTGATTTCTTGGCGATGCCGTGGTGGCGTCGATGGTGGTTCACTCTGACAGACTGGAGGGCGAGATGGCAAAGGTCAGCCTGACGGCGACACTGGAGCATGGCGAGGCGAAGCTGGACTACCTGAAGGTGGCGTGGCGCAATTTCCTGAACGGACTTCCTACGCTTGGGTTCAACGTGGAGAGCGAGTACGTGGCAGAGGGTGTTGAGATTCAGTTGGGTCAATTCTGGTCCGGTACGACAGCCGAAGCAGCTATTACCAGTGGATTACTGGAGCCCGATGCCAATGAACCCCCGAAGACCCTGAAGGACGTAAAAGCGGGCATCAAGGCTTTGAAGAGCGGGATCGGCGGGAACCGGGTCCTGAGCCAGCAAGAGATGGCTGACGCACTGGGCGTGAGCCGCCACCAGATCCGCAAGGCGCTGGGGAAGCGGTGATGCCGACGTACACCTACCGCTGCGAGAACGGCCACGAGCATGACCGTATCAACATCCAGGCGAACGACCGCAAGCCGAAGACGTGTCCCGAATGCACGAAAGATGCCGCCAGGGTGTTCGGGCTCCCGCAGAAAGCGATTGTGAAGGGCGGAACTAGGACATTTCACTCCAGGGGGTAGGGAATGCATTGGCCCTACGTATCCAGACGCGCCTACGACCTGCTGGTAGACGAGCGGGACAGGCTCAGAGCCCGGAACGACGAGTTGACGGACCATCTGGTACGCCTGGCCCGAACAACGAACGGGCTCCGGGAGCTGAAGGTGGAGCAATCGAAACCCGACCCGATGCCGCAAGAGGTGCAGGACATGGTCATGGCGTGGGGTTCGGGCGCGACGCGGTCTGACGTGCTGGGCCGGATCTGGAAGATGCACCGAGAGCACACGGCTGGCGGCATGGACCCGGCAATCAGTTGGGGAAAGGTCATGGACTTCATGAAGCAGGGCGTGGAGGAATGACCACCAAGATCCCGCTGACCCGCCGCGAGGCCGAGGTGGTAGAGCTCCTGCCTTGCACGTACAAACAAGCGGCGCGAGCGCTGGGCGTATCTCCGGCCACCGTCCGCAGCCACGTCGTCCATATCGCGGCAAGGCTCCCGTACCACCACCTAGCAGCCAAGGCAGCGGTCACGCACTACGCCGCGGTTGTGTTTAAACAGTGTGGTGATTTAGGATAGCCTAAAACCCCGTAGGTTGCTCCTGTAACGTTACGTCTCGTGCAGGGGATCTCGGTTGGAAAACAACCTTACGGGTATTCCTAGCCAGAGCATGAACCAAGCCGACGCGATGGGCTCGCGTTCGGCTTCTGAGTTCGCTAGGAAGATCGTCCAATTCCACCGTGACGGGCTGAAATCGCGGCGGTACATGGACCTGACCGCCGAGAAATACGCGATCCATCTCGACGGTGAAGGCGACGGCCAATGGGCCGACCTGTTCGACGGCCAGCGCATCGTCATTCCCCAGGCGTTCCCCGGCCAGATGCGCGTGACGGAGAACCTTCTTCGTCCCATCGTAGACAACGCGGTCGCCTACCATACCACGATGCCGTTCCGGTTCGTGGTCGAAGCCAAGCCGGACAGGGAAGCCAAGGCGCGAGCGGTCATTGACCAGGCGTTGGTCAACTACATGGCCGGCCAACAGCGGTGGAACCGGGCGTTCGCCGAGGCCATGTACATAGCGATGGTCGCCGGCAACTGTCCAATCCATGCGTTCTGGCGTGACGACCTGACGACCGACCCGTACGACCCGGTAGGCTACGGCGCGACGGACGAGATGCAGGGCCAGATCCGGAAGGGCCTGATAGACACGTTTGTCGGGGACCCGTGGGACACGGTCTACAATGCTGGGGCGAAGCGGAACAGCCGCCACCAAATGACGTGGGGCCGGACAGTCCCGTTGTCCGTGCTGGCTTCTGCGTTCCCGCAGGCCGCAGACCTGAAAGGATCGAAGCGTCTGCCGTCTGCGTCACGGTGGCAACGCACGATGCGGTCATGGACGATCAATGGCCTCGAAACGCACGGGTCGGCGTCGATGAAGACGCACCGTAGCGATTCTGGCGAAGAATTGATCGCTCTGCTCTGTCAGGAGATGGCCCCGGGCATCGATGCTCAGTACCCACAAGGCCGGATCACGCTCGTCGCGCTGCAAGGCTCGGCGACCGTGTCCCGCCACGAAGAGGGCTCGACGGACGGCCAGGCGGTTGTCCTTCATGACGGGCCTCTACCGGCTAGTCGTTTTTCGAGTGTCCAGGTCTACAGTGCGAACCGCTTCGACGACATCCACGGCAAGCCGTTTGTCGGGGACCTGGACGACCTGCAAGTTGGCCTTAATCAAGCACTTAGCGCCCGTGCCGAGTACCTGCGTAGGTCGGTGCGTCCGCCGCTGATTGATCCAGGCATCGTCAACGACACGGCTGTCTGGGAAGACGATTCACGGCTTGAGATGGACCCGACAGCCCAGACGATGCCGTCGTTCCTGCAACTGAAGGTCGATGCGGCCACGCTCAACCGGCACATCGAAGAGTTGCGGAACGCGATGTTCACGATTGGCGGATATCAGGCCGCGTCCCGCGGCGAAGCGAACGCTGGTGACGCCGCGTCAAAGGTCAAGTTCCTGGCCGAAGCTGACGACACGATCCACGGCCCGACGAACCAGCGGTTCCGCGAGGCTGTCGAAGAGTTCGCACGCCTGAACCATGCGCTGTTCCGCGAGTACGGTGACATCCCGTGGCTTGTGGACATCTCGGGCTCCGAATACGCGCACCTGACCGACTCGTGGATAGACCGGAATATGGTCAGCCAGGAGGACCCGTCAATCAAGCTCGTGTCCGGGTTCGGGGCTACGATTGCGTCGAAGGTGACCGAGTTGTCGAATCTGGTCACGACGGCAGGCTCCGACGGCCAGCCGCTGATGACGACGCGCCAGTTCCGTGCGGCGTACCCGGACCAGAGCACATATCCGAACGAGGAAGACCCGCAAGAGACGCGGGAGCGCCACGCAAAGGTGATCGTCGCGAAGCTCCGCAAGTTCGGTGGCGAGATGGAACAGCAGATGGGCGAGATGGCCATGGACCCGATGTTTGTGGCCGCCATGCACTCGAAGTTTACCGAGACATGGCCGATCCTGCCCGACGACGATCCGATGGCCCATTTCGATGCGCTGTCGTCGATCACGCAGGACGACCAGGAGAGCGCGTTGACGCGTAAGCTCGCGGCGTACCGGCAGGCCACGTACCAGATGTGGCTCCAGGGGCTAGGCATGATCCCGCCGAGCATGATCCCGATGGCCGACCCGATGCAGGATATGGCCCAATCGCAAGCGGGCCCGCAACTGGTTGGGGGTCAGCCCCAGCAACAGCAGCAACCGCCGCAGCCGCCGCCCATCGCTCCGACATCCGAGCGACCTGGCACGGCTTCCACGCCCGGGACCGTGGGGGAACCTCCCCAGATCCCGGCATTGAGGTAGGAGTCTCACCATGACCGACGTAGCCGCCCCAGCGGTCGCTACCGCCGAAGCGCCTGTAGTCGAGGCGCAAGTACCCACGGGCGATTCGCCCGACGCAGTACGTCGTAGCGCACGCCAGCAGGTCCGAGACATGGGCCAGCAGGTCGATAGCGTGCGTCAGAAGGCGCAGGAAGCCCGGCAGCGGGCGCACGATCAACCGCGCACCGAGTCGGGCAAGTTCACGACGGAAGCAACTGACGAGGCCGCAGCAGCCGCCGAGCCGGTTACTCCACCCGAAGCCGGGGATTCCGTACCCGGCGAACCTTCTGCCGAGGCCGCTGAAGATCAGCCGCTAGAGGCCGGAAAGGTCAGGATCGAACTACCGGAAGGGCATCCGCTCCGCGACCAGGGCCGCACGTTCTACGACGTTCCCGAAATGGAGGAACGCCAGTGGCGTGAGGCGATCAACGGTGCGGCGAGACGGAAGGAAGTAGACGAAGCCCGGACCGCGCTACAGCAGCGCGAGAAGGAGCTTGCGGAGATGCGTAGGCAGGCATTGCTACGCGATGCCGAGGCTCGATTCCAGCAGGAGAAGGGAAGCGAGTTCTGGACGGCAGACCACCAGCAGAAGTATCAGGACATCCTCGACACCTACGGGCCAGAGGATGCCGAAGCGTACAAGGCTGGCCAGGTCCGCAAGCGCGACGAAGCGATGGCCGAGGTCCGCGATCAAGCCGACGAACAGGCCGTCCAACAGACGTGGCAGCGTGAGGGGACGAAGTTCAAGACGGAGGCGATGCAAACGCTTCCGTCGATGTTCCCTGGCGTGACGCCGCAGGAGATCGACACCGCAGTCAAGATGTACGCCGCAGAGCTTTCCACTGTGGAAAGTGCGATGTGGCAGCGTGCCCAAGGACACATGACCAAGCCGCAGTTTGCTAGGTGGTTCCTGGAGAACGTGGGTTACAGCGGTGACGACTTCATGACCGTCGCAGGTGGCTACCTCCAATCCCGACCGGGCGTTGTGCAGCGCCAAGGCCATAACCAGACCGCCGAAGCGTTGCGACGCAAGCAGATCGAAGCGGAACTAGCCGAGCAAAAGCGTGAGGAACTGAAGGCTGCGTCTCAGCGCCATGCTCAGAATCCACAACGCGCCCTCGGCGCCGTTGCGTCACCCGCTCGCTCGACCAGTACCGAAGAGCCTGAACTGGACCTGAAAGAGATGTCTCCCGGGGCCATCAAGAAGGCGATGCGGTCTGCTACACGCGAGTTGGGTATGGCGGTCGGCGCGATGCGGCGCAGATGAACAGACTCGGGAGGTAGTAACCGATGGCTCTTGACTCACAGGTAGGCAAGGTTGGCTCGATTTCGGGCAACAACTATACGGGCCTACTCCATGAGGTCTACGCTGGCAAGGTGAAGCCTGCGATCAAGGCGACCTCGCCCACGCTCCAGCTTTTTCAGGACATGGGGCCGGGCGAGTACCGGATCGACGGCGAGAAGCTTGTTGGCTCGACCGACCTTCAGTACAGCGGCCAGGCCATGCACACGTCCGGGTACCTGCCCGACCACATCGAGCACGATGCGGTTGAGTGGCAGATCACTCCGGTGCGTGCGTATCGGCGTGGCGCAATCGACAACTTCGTGCAGGCTCGTGGCGGCGACGGACCCGGCTCGTTCGGGGACGTGCTGACCCGCCTGTTCGACCAGTGCTTCGATGCGTTCAAGCGCATGAAGATCAGGAACGCGGTCGGCGGATCGAGCGGAGTCGTGTGCGTCACGTCTTCGCGCACGTCTGCGACCGTCGTCGTCATGAAGGACGGGTACAACCATGTGGGTACCAGCCCGCTGATGCACATCCAGCCGAAGATGGTGATGGCGTGGCTGGACGCGACCAACTCGTACGCGGTCGGTGGCTCGGGCACGATTTCGAGCATCGCACCGACGACTGATACGGTCACGTTCACCGCGTCCATCGAGAACGGCAGCGGCACGCCGACCCTAGCGGCTGGCGATCTGTGGGTGTTCGCGACCACGACCCTGTACTCGACCGACTACTTCGGGACCGAGTACAACGTGGCACGTCAGGGCCTGCTCAACATCGTTGACCCGGACGCGAACGATACCACCACGCTCAACATCTCGACGTCTACGTATCCGGCGTGGAGCCCGTACCGGGTCGCGTCGAGCACGTTCGACCATATCGAGATCACCGAGTTCGCCGATCAGTTGGCGGCCCAGAGCACTGAGCCCGTTACGCCGCAGTCGCACGTCGCGCTGACGAGCGGAGCGGTGCGTGCCGAGTTGGCGCGGACGCTCGAAGGCCACCAGCAGCAGATGAACCTCGGGCGTCAGTTTGAGGGCGGGTACCGGGCCGTGAACATCGGCGGCCAGGACATCGTGGCTGACCCCTATCAGCTCCACGACGTTCTGTATCTGCTCTGCCTGGAGAACCTGTACAACGTCGACATCGGCGGGCCGGAAGACTTCTACGACGAGGACGGTTCGATGTTTTCGCGGCTGGCCGACTTCGATGGCAAGGAATGGTACCTCGCGGAATACGGCAACACGGTCTATGACCGGCGTAACCGCCACGGTGCGCTTACTGGCATCGCGATCAGCAACGTGACGGCTGACCTGTTCACTCCGGTGAGCGGCGTGGCCTGATCTGACTAGGGGGGCCGGTCGGCAATCCGGCTGGCCGGTCCCTACCTAGCCTGAGCCTTGGACGGTTGGCGCTCCTGGCCGCCGAGGCAGAACAACCGAACGGGGCAGCGTCCGATAGGGCGCATGACAGGAGAAGCGAAATCATGTGGACGAGGCGTGAACAGATCGCGGTCTACGACTTCCCGAGGGAGGGTGGAGGGCAGATCGCGCCGTTTGCCGGGCCGGTCCTTCATGTGGACACGGAGAACGGCGCAACGCAGGACACGGCAAAGAGTTGGGAACACTCGCTGAGCACGATGGATGCCGCGCTGGACAAAGCGAACGACTTCGCAGCGAAGTACGGGAGCGACGGTGTGATCTACCTGCGTGGCCACGTCGCGGAGCAGTTGACGGCCCCGCTCGGTTGCTACGGCTGGAAGATCATCGGAGTGCCCGGCGGACGGCCGCGCCATGCCACGGCGTCCGGTGTGGACCTGAACAGCAACGGCGCGCACTGGTCTGAGGCTTCGACGGCGACGAACGCGCCGCTTCTGGAGCTTCGTGAGCAGGGATGGGAAGTGCACAACATCCTATTCGTGCCCGAGTCGGGCTATTCGGCGGTCAAGCTGAATCGGCAGGAGTCGGCCACCTATCCCGACGCATCCCACTTCAAGGCGAGCGGCTGCAAGTTCATCTCGGGCGGCACGCGCGTCGGCTACGGGATCGAGGACTACGGCGGTGCGTATCACATCGGCGTCGAGGACTGCGAGTTCGTGGGCCTGGAGTTCGGCTACAACCCGACGAACGTGAGCATCGCGTCTCCGTCCGCTCAGGTGTGGAAGGGCAACACGTTCTACTCGAACAAGCACGACATCGTGGGCAACTTCGCCACGAGCCAGTTCCTCGGGAACAAGTTCCTGACCGTCTACCATGCGACGACCCACCCGAACACGCTGAACCTGGCGTACACGGCGGACGCTGGCGTGGCGACGGCGAAGAACCTGGTGCTCGACAACGTGTTTGCTGACGCGGCTGCGGACGTGACGATTGCCAAGGGCTACAAGCCTGCGACGGGCGATATCTGGCGCAACTTCGTGACCGACACGGCTGCGTACATCGTGACGGTGCCGTCGTGAGCCTAGCGGTTCCGAAGCGGATGAAGGCCGGGGGGGGCATAACCCCCCCGGTCGAGTTCGCGGATGCGGTCGAGACGTACGCCCGGAAGTACGGCAAGCACGGAACGCTGCGGTTCATCCCGCCGCCCGTGAATGTGTGGGCGATAGAGTTCGAGTTGAGGGCCAACGATCCACGACGCGCCCTGTGGCAGAGCCAGCGTGCCGAGGAGGAACCGAAGGAGGTGGTCTATCTCTGGCGCGATGCTACGCCGCAAGAGATCGCCCGTGCTCGAGGCCAATGGCACCGCGTCGGTTACAAGCTGGACGAGTTGGGCGTGAGCGGGCTCGTCCAGTTCTTGGAGCGTACGAACCTGTTCAGTGGCCGGGGCGAGTACGGGTCACTGACGGAAGCGGTCAAGGACCAGCAGTACAAGCAAGAGAAGGGCGAAGCGAAAGAATTGGACGATGCTCGGGCTGGCGCGGTCGAGATCGGAATGGACAAGCGCCGCCAGTTGTTCAAGATCCCCTACCTAACCGTGGGGGCAGACCTCAAAACGACGCCGACTACCGCGTCAGGAGAGAAGTAAGATGTCGCAGGCACCGAAGCTCGGCACGATCAAGCCGATGGTCATGACGATGGACAAGCTGCATCCCGGCAACGACTTCAAGGCGGTCGGGTTCACCGAGAACGGCACGACGATCTGGGAAGGTCCCGTGTTCCAGGGCAACCCGTTCTTTCAGGATCACGAGCCAGGCAAGCCGTCAGACAACGGCCACGACCGTCAGCCGATCATGGACCCGATCCATCCCGACCAACAGCGGTGGAAGCGCGCCAAGGCGACGGGCGAACCGATCACGCCGATGTGGCGCAACCGTCGTGCTACGAAGGTGGTCCGGGGGATCATGGTCGATTTCGGCAACGGCTCGGCAGGACTGCGGCCCGTTCCCGAATCGAACGAGTCTCTGCGCCAGCGCCAAGAAGCCGAGAAGCAGTTGGCCGATTTCCAGAAGGAAATGTCCCTCGCGGCGTTGCAGGAAGGCGTGAGCGCGACGGACCTGGTCAAGATGATGCTCGGCAAGCACGGCAAGGCGGACGAGAAGCCGGAAGCCAAGCTGGACGACGTGACCTACCCGAAGTGGGCTGGCCGGGCAGGCTGGCAGTTGTCGGACAAGAGCTACGTCGAGCGGCTGGACGATGAGGACAAGGACGCATACAAGGCTCGGGCAGAGGCGGCAGAGGCCGCCCTTGTCACCTAGACCGATGAGGGCACATGGCCGACGTACTGACTGACCGCGCATCGCTGGCGAGAGCTTTTTATAGGCTCACCGCTACGTCGAGCACGAATCCTGGGCTGATCGAGCACGACAGCTCGACCCTGGAAACGCTGTATCAGTATCTCCAGTACGGGGCATGGGACGCGCAGGAGTACATGATCGACTCGGGGTTTACGGATCGGTGGCTGACGACTTCTTCCGCACTGACGTTCTCTGGGTCCGATGCGTCGGACGGTGGACGGTACGCTAGCCTGCCGTCCGACTTCTTGCGTCTGGCCGGTGACGAACATAGGTCCGCGCTCCGGTACCCGAACGGTCAGCGGTGGGGGAGTCTGGGCGATTTCGACGACAGGCACGCCTACCGGGGCAACACGTACTGGATCCAGAACGAGAAGTTGTGGGTGGCTCCGGGTGCCGCCCCGCCGTCCACGTTGGTCATGGACTACCATCACCAACTGGCCACACTGGCCGACTCGACCACGGTCGATTTCCCGACGCAGCACCGGGCTCTGATCGTCGCCTATGCGGCTGACCGTGCGTCAAACGATGCGTGGTTGCCTGGAGGCATGGAACAGGCCGCGATCATATCGGCCAACTTGATGAAGCGACAGCGCGAGGCAAAACGTCGAGCGCGTAGAACGGACGGCCCGAAAAAGATGAAGCGTCGGGCGTCTGCCGGAACCCACTGGTGGTAAGGAGATAACGATGGCTGGAGGACAGAGAATCAGCGACACGTTGCGGTGGGCTGGCGGCGGCGAGATCGCAGGCAACACGAGCGTGACCGCGTGCCCGGACATCAACTGCAAGTGGGTCAAGTTCAAGGCGAAGTCGGACAACGCGGGGACCGTGGCTGTCGGCGTCGGCTCGGGCACGACGTTGCCCGCCGGGACCGACACGACGACGGCGGGCTGGCCGCTGACCGCGAACGAGGAAACCGACTGGATGCCGGTGCCAGGTGGCAACCTGTCCGGTATCTACAACATCGCCACGAATGCGGGCGATGACCTTCTCTTCCAGTACCTGACGTAAAATGATCGGTCTGCGCCCCACCTTGTCCCGCCGTAAAGCAAACGTCTACGGTGCGAACGTGTCCGTGACTGCCGTGGGCCGCTGGTTCATGTCAGAACAGGAAGTCTCTGACACGGCCATCGCGGACCAGTCGGGCAACGCATACAACGCCGATCTGAACGACGGGACGGTGAACGAGCCGACTGCGGATCTGCCGGATGGGTACGTGTACACGGTAGACGACTACGCTCAAGTGGCGAGCGCGCCGGTTAGTGCCCCGCCGTGGACGTTGGCTGCGCGGGTGAAGGTCAATAACGTCGGGCCGTACACACTCGCCCGGAACGATACCGCGACCTACGTAGACGCGAACGGTGTGGTCCAGACTGCGGGCGCTAACGTGCTGCGGGATGGGCACTACCTCACGAGTAATGATGCCGTAGAGCGCCGGGTCACGCTACTGGAGCGGGCGTACACGAACAAGATCACGACCGCGCTGGCCTCGTGGACGCCAACCGGCGCGACGATCACCGACACGGCGGTCGCCGATCCTGCGGGCGGTACGGGCGCCATTGAGGTTACGGCGAGCGCGGGGGCGGGCAATCACCATGTCTTTGCCGCAACCGTCACCGCCATTGGAAAGCTTTCGGGCGAGGTGTGGCTAAAGGCGGGAACCCACCAGTATGCCAACTTGCTGTTCTCTAACGCCACCGATGGCACCGTTAACCGAACGGTCATTAACCTGACGACCGGTGCGGTGGTGACGTCATCTGGCCTGTCTGGGTACACGAGAAAAATCACCGTCCGTGACGATGGCTGGGTGCGCATCCAACTATTCGGATCAGCGCAGACCGTGGCCAACTCCACCGTCTACGTGCAGATCACGAATGCCTCAGGCACCGCATCCCATACTGCCGCAGGCACCGAAACCATCTACGTCTGGCGTCCGACGATGTACGAGGCCGCGGTTCCGCCCGAGTCGGTGCTGACGACCTCCGAAGTCACGACCGCCGACAGCCTCACGGTGGACCTGCTCGACGCGACCCCACAGGAAGCGAACTACCTGTACGAAGGGGTGGTGCTGGACCGGCAGGCTTCTCCTGCTGGCATACAGAGGTCCTTATTCTATCTCGGCACTTCCAACGCAGGGATAAGGTTTTTCTACGATTCCACGGCGTATATGTGGGTGCAGTTCTTCCAAGCCAGTGGAATACGCAAAGAAACGCACCTGTTTTCCACGGAACCGCCGCTGGCGCTCGGGGACCATTTCACGTGTCGGATCTATCAGGCTGCGGACGGGTCCATGGCCATTGGTCTGAGTGTGCACGGAGGCGTGGAGTCAATAAGTAGCACGACCGCGCTAGCCTTGCCGGGTGCGTGGGCTGCGAACACGGTCAGATTCCAAGCGGACAACTGTAACCAGGGCCTCATCTCCTTCAAGGCCCAGAGCGGCGCGGAGATGACGCTGGCCGCGCTCCAGGCGCTCACCGACCCGGACATCGCGTTCTACCAGGTCGGTATGGAGTCCTCGCCCTATCGCACGATTATGGCGGCCCAAACCGACGGAGCGGACTATCCCTACTTCGGCATCTTCCTCGACGAAACAGAGAAGCTGTCCTATAAGGCCCGTGACAATGCAGGATCGACAATCGGCCCGGAAGACGGCGCTACTGCAATGACCCAAGGCACTACCCACGTTCTCGTCGCAACGAACGATGGGACCACGATCAAGTTGTACGTGGACGGGGTGCTGGATCACAGCTTCGCGAACAGCGGCACGTTCTCTAACGTGGATGCTTTCTCGTTCGGTGCGATTCCGGGAGCGAGCATCTTTCATGGAGCCGTAGGGGACGTGATTGGCGACGCGGCAGTCTTCACTCGTGTCCTCACTCCTGCCCAGGTTCTCCGGCTCAGTCAGGAGCTAAAATGGCCCGCATAAATGTGCCGATCATCCTGATTAGCGTCTCTGCCTGGACTGCACTACCCGATAAGGTGCGGCGTTTTCTACGACTCGTGTTTCGGTACGTGAACTTGTGGGAGGGGGGTCCAAGACCCCCGATCCTTCTGAGCCCAACCGGGGTCGCCCACTACGCTTTCTGTGACCCACGATTTACACAGGAAGACGCGGAAACACTCGCTATCGTCGCTAAGAACATTGCCAAGATCCAGGAGCCCGGCACGATGACAAAGGCCGAGATCAGGGCCGCGCTCGACGCTGCGGTGGCTAGGGTCAACGTTGTCGTACCCGAAGGCGAGGACCCGTTTGCGTACACGCTGACTGCACTCAACGCACCGGCTGCGCTCAAGATGTTTGCCAGCGTCCCTGACGGTTGGACACACAAGGAAGTGCCAAGTGCCTAGACTGACCGACGCACGTTGGGACTTCATCGCTGGCCAGAACAGCAGCTACAGCGAGGACGCGCTCGAAAATCGGGAGCTGAGGCAGTCGGCTAATTGTCGGCTGACAACGTACGGGGCTGTGTCGAAGCGGAACGGGACGCAGCGCATCCATTCGGACGCGCTCGGTGCGTCGGTGCTTGGTCTGGTCCAGTGGGATAACCCGTCACAGTCTGCCGAATTGGTCGCGATTGCTGACGCCGACCTGTGGCACAAGACGCTGGCCGCTACGACGTGGACCAACGTCGCGTCCACTTTGTCCACCACGAACCGCGTGAGTTTCGCGACCTACGTGTACGGTGGCACGAACCGCCTCTACTTCGCGGACGGCTCGCTACGGAAATGGACCGCGACGACGCTAACGACTTCAATCAGCGGCGCACCGTCCGCCAAGTACCTGGCCGTCTACAAGGAACGCTTGTTCGCGTCGGACGGGTCGAAGGTTATCTACTGGTCGGCGGTCGCTGATCCTGAGACGTGGGCCGCACCGGACGGTGGTCAAGCGAACGTCGAGACGTACGACAATGACAACATTGTCGGCCTCGCGGTCGTCGGTGGGTCGCTACTGATTTTCAAGCACGACAGCATTGCCCGGTTCCAGGGCACGACGGCAGATACGATCGACATTGACAAGGGCACGGAAGGTGTGTCCGCCAGTGTGGGCTGCATCGCGCCGGGCACCATCGTGACTGCCGAGGATTTCGCGTTCTTCCTGTCAGACAGGGGGCCGTACATCGCCACGGAAGGCGGCGTCCAGCCAATCGGCCAGAAGATCGAAAGCGAGATGGCCGATTGGGACCACGCGAATTGGGGATCGTCGTGGGCCGTGTTCAATAAGGACGCCCGCGAGATTTGGCTGATCGTGCCTACCGACGCGGTCAACGACATCGCATGGTGCTACAACGTTCGGACGCAATCGTGGACAGGTCCGTGGGATTGGGGGTTCAACGTCATTACTGCGTCCACGTTCGAGCGCACAGACGGGACGGAAGGCGTGTTGCTCGGCGGCAGCGACGGGTACGTAAGGGACGGCGATAATTCGGACAACGGCGCGAAAGACGACGTGCTGGTAGGCGATACGGGCGGTACGAACGTGACAATGACCGTCGAGTTCCCGCCGTTCCTGTTGGGTTCGCCGGGCACGGTCAAGCTCCTCCACGCCACACAATATCTCCATGCCGATCTAGGCGCTTCGGGGTCCGTGACAGCTTCCGGGACAGGCGAAGAACGCGGTTCTGCGTCTACGTTTGCGATTGCGTCGGACGGGGCGGGTACGAAGGCGTATCGGTTCTGGCTCGCATGGCGGGGCCGTAGGCCGAAGCTCGTGCTGACCGAAGCAACGTCGAACCAAGTGACGATCACGGGCATGGAAGTCACGGGCGACTTGGGACGGAGGACGGCGTAATGGCTTACGGCTATCAGGGGCAGCGTCCTCCACTCCCTGATCGGTTCCTCCAGGGCCAGATCACGGTACCGCGTAGCCAGGTCCCGCGTGCGTTGGCCGAAGAGTTGAAAGACGCGGCGATCCCGGCTCAGTTCGTCTCGTACCCGCGGCTTATCGGAGTCTACAACGACCACGCCGCTGATACGGTCGCTGCGGATACGTCCGAACACACGATGAAGTCGTTCAAGTTCAACCCGGGCACGATCTACAGCACGGCGGGCGGGTTCAAGTTCCGCGCTGGTGGAGACTGTTCTGGTACGGGCGGCGTGAAGACCATCACGGTCAAGTTCGGCGGGATTACGATTGGGACGCTTTCCGTTTCAACGGGCACGCGCAGCTGGCTACTTGAGGGCGAGGTCTGGAACAATGGCTATACCTACCAACAGCGGTGGCGGCTTATCGCCTACGACGGTGCATCGCCCGCCATCGAGTCCATGAACGTGTCGGATGACACGTCGCTCTCTGTGGAGATGCTGTAGATGGCCTCAATCACAATGGAGTCGAGCGCGAGCGCCGTGGACGGATACGTCGGGCGCGAGGGTGCAAGCGAGGGATGGTCTTCGTTGATTAGTTCGGCTGGCAACAACGCGGACTATACCGACACTCGGGTCATCATGAAGTTGACGGCCTATTCGGCGCTGGATCAATGGAGCGCTGTACGGCGCGGCGTGTTCATGTTCGATCCCGTGTCTCTTCCAACTGGCGCAGTCATACTGGGCGGCTCCTTGAGCCTGAACCCACAGAACACGCCCACAGACAATTTCCTGTCTGAGCTGGTACTAACGAACGCGCCAGTCACGTCGCCAACGTCGCTCATTACAGCAGACTACGCGCTACTGCATAGTAGTCCCGAAGAGTACGGGACGGCGCGCGTAGCTGTGTCGTCCATCTCTGCAAACGTACGGTTTGAGTTCACGCTGAACAGCGCGGCCCTTACCGCGTTCCAGTCGCTGTACGACTCCGGGGGCGTCTTCAAGTTGGGGCTGATGTTCGATTGGGACTTTGAGAGCACGAGCCCTGTATGGGTCGGGGGCTCGGCAGAAGACAGCATCACCATTACGTCAGTGTCGGGGGTCGCG